CGGGGCACTACCCGGCCAGCAAGCACGAGGGCGACGATCCGATTTTTCCGGGGCCGGGGATGCGGGTGCGCTGGCAGGGGGGCGGCTCGTGCGCGGGTGATCCGCTGCCCTTCCGTGACGTCGAGTGGACCGATGGCAAAGGCGGGTGGCGTTCGTGAGCCTCGAATGGCAGCGCGCGAGAGCGGGCCGGTATGCGGCTGAGGCCGACGTGCCGGGTTTCTCGGTGCTGGTGTGGAAGCCGGGCGCGTCGAGCACGATTAAGCGGCTGACCTATCCCGAGTCGGCCGACGCGCTCACCGCCGCAGTCGACTATCTCAAGGCGGGTTATCAGGTGCGTCTCGCCGACGAGGCGGTCGAGCATTTCCGCGCCGAGCGCACCGTCGACGCCGCCCCGTGGTTCCCGAATCTGCGCGACTGGAAACTGCTGGCCGGAATGCTCGGGCGCTCGCTCGAAATTCCGGGGTTCTTTCATCCGGCCGCGCAGGCTGCGGGCCGGGGTGAAGCGGAAAGGCTGAGAGGGCGAATCTCAGACGTGATCGCCCGGATAGTGAGGCAAATGTAATGGGCGGCAAGCGAGTCGAGCCGACCGGGCATTACGAGCTGCGCGATAACCCGTCGCTGACGGGGCTCGTAGACATCTGGTGGTGTCCGGTGAAAGGCACGCCAGCCAGAACGAATATGACGCTGGCCGAGGATCGGGTGCCGCTGATGGCTGAGGCGATCGCCGATTGGGAGCTGACGCACACCGTCGAGCCGAACCCCGAACCGAAGCGCGCGGCGGGGGGGCTGCGCGTCGTGCGCGACGACGACTGACAGACCGCGACCCCCGCCGGGGGGGAGAGCGGGGGTCGCGTAGCTGTTGCGGGTGCCAGGATAGCCCGCCCACCTCAAACGTGGGCGGGCTCTCTTGCGTCTAGGCGGCGAGCATCCCCGCGATACTGTCGGGCAGCCCGGTCGGGGTCGGCGCTGGGCCGCTGGCCGGGACCTCCCACGCAAACGGGCCGCTCTCGTCCCACACCTGCACCTTGTCGGGCTTGCCGCGCTGCTCGGTCACGCACACCTTGACGAGCTGGACGACCTCGATCGTGGCCTGCGGCTTGCCGTAGCTCTGCGGGCCGTAGCCCTGCTGATCGACCGGCTTACCGGCGAGCGTGTCGTGCTCAGTCTCCAGGCTCAGGAAACAGTGAGTGACCGGGGGCGGGGGCCGGTGGTGGCGGGGCGGGGGCGTGTAGTGAACGGTCGGCGTCGGGCTCGGGTAGGGCTGCCCGCCCGTGGTGGCTGCGGCGGCGGTGCCGACTGCGAGGCCGAGAGCGCCGAGCGCGAGTGTGAGCACGAGCGCGGCCTGACGGAACCGGCGCGGGATAGAACGCATAGCGGGGTCCTTTCGATGGGAGGGGCTCGGCTACTCCCCGGCCGGCCCGCTTAGCAGACTCCCAGCTACCTCTCAGGGTTTACAAGCCCGACGCGCTGAGAGCGTTTCTAAGACGTCGGGGGGTCTGCCCCTCGTGCTTGCCCGTCCTCGTCGTCGTCGTCGCTGCGGGCCGGTGCTGCGCGCTTGCTGGCGGGCAAATTGCGGGACCTGCCCCCGCTGGCCTTGGTGCCGAGGTAGACCGAGACTGCCCCGAGCCCGGTCCCGAGCACCGCCGATACGGTGGTGATCTCGTCGGTGGTCACGTCGCGGCCGTGGTTGAGCGTCGCGCCGATCGCGCCGACCATCAGCACCGAGAACACGCCGAGCACGATCAGCACGGCGGCCAGCCCCCGCCAGTCGATGCGCGACACGATCAGCGGGCGGTAAGCCCTGTGGCGCCGAGCCGCGCGACCATCGGCGGGTTCACGGGCGGCGTGCCCACGAACGTCGATGTGGTCGCCTTGACGATCACCTGCCCCGTCTGGGTGCCGCCAGCGAGCGGCGTCGCTCGCACGTACATCATGGCGTTACCCGGCCCGGACGACGACGCGCGCACCGGCCCGACGTCGAGCGTGACGAAGGGCAGCGCTTGATGCAAGGTGACCTGACCGGAGGCGGGGCCGGTGATCGCCACCGGGCCGAGACCCTCAATCCACGCGGTGACTACTCGCGGCGTGGCCGCATTGTTCACCAGCTCGAATGTCAGATGGGCGCTGGCCAGATAGTCGGCGTTCGGCGGGAGCACGACCGGTATCCCGATGAGGGTATCGACGTTATCGTCCAGCGGCACGTCGGCGGTGATGGTCGCGAGGTGGAACGATTCGAGCCTGTCGACGCGGGCCTGTAGCGCGTCGAGCCGGTTCACGATCGGGATCAGGTCGGCCAGGCCGACGTCGCCCTGATCGCCCTTCGGTCCGACCGGGCCGCGCAGATTCCCGTCGAGCCCGTAGGCGCCGCCGAGGAGCACCCGATAGACGTTGCCGTTGCCGGGCATATCGGGCACGGCGTGATTGAGCACGAGCACCATGTCGCCCGGAACCCCGATGTTCTGAATCGGCGGGTCGACCGGGGACCAGTGCCACAGGTTGCCGGGCGGGCCGTCCGCGCCGATCGGGCCTTGACCGCCCTGCGGACCCTGCGCGCCCTGGTCGCCCTGATCGCCCTTCGGCCCGGTGACCGACATCGCGATCCACGCCTGCGGGGTCACTCCCGAGCCCCCGACGAACACGATCGCCTGTCCGAAGTAGGGGTCGACGGGCCTCGCCATCAGGACCGCCTCACCGACCTTCATCTGGTACGGCGCGGGCGGCTTGGCGTCTCCGTCGAAGTTGGCGGGGATCAGGCCGGTAGTGATCGAGGCGACGTCGGTCGAGCTGCGGGTGTAGATGTCCATGATGATGAACGACGGCGCGCCGGGCTGGCCGTCTGCGCCGTCTGCGCCGTCTGCGCCGTCCTGGCCGTCTGCGCCGGGCGTGCCGGGGTCGCCCTGCTCGCCGCGGGGACCTTCGGGGCCGATCTCGCCGACGTCGCCGCGATCACCCTTGGGGCCGGTCGCGCCGGGCGTGCCGGGTGCCCCGTCTGCGCCGCGCGCCCCCTGCGGGCCGGGGTCGCCCTGATCGCCCTTGGGGCCGGGGCTGCCGCTGTTGCCCGTCAGCCCGCGCTCGCCGACTGGCCCGGGCGGGCCGGTGTCGCCGATCGGGCCGGTGTCGCCGGGCGGGCCGCGCATCTGGCCCGTCTCGATCCAGCCGCCGGGGATCGCCGAGGGGCCGACGAACAGCCACAGATAGCGGTCGACGCGGTACTCGACTGACTGCCCGACGCCGACCTGTATGTCAGCCTCGGGCGTCCGAACGTCGTCCCACCCGGCCTCTATGAGCCCGTCCTCGGGCAGCTCGTCGGGCCTGCGGTTGCTGAACGCGAATACGACCGTGGTCGTGCCGCCGGGGTCGCCGCGCTCGCCGCGCTGGCCGCGCAGCCCTGGCGGTCCCATCACGGCCGGGCCGACGTCTGCTGAGACGACGCCGCCCGGCAGGCGCACCGCTACAGTCGCGCCGTTCTCGACGTTGGTCATGCTGAGGCCATCTCCTCACGCGGCGCGGTCTCGGGGTCGTTCCGCAGCGGGTCAGTCACCCGCGCCTTGACGAGCATCTGCCCGGCGAGCACGAGCACCCCTTCGCCGCCTGCTGGCTGGCGGCAAGCGACGTCGAACGCGAGGGGCCGGCCGATCGGAAGCCGCGCGGTGTCGTCGCCGCGCAGCCACAGCCGCACCCCTCCCTCGTCGGCGGCGTGCTCGAAGTCGAGCCGCAGCGCGCCCGTGTCGACGGTCGCCGCCCACGTCCACAGCTCGACGTCGACCGCCTGGCCGTCGCCGTCGAGCAGCACGACGCGGAACGCGAACGGATCGCCCGCCACAGCGCGCAGCGTGGCCTCGATCGGCCAGGCATCGACCACGGGCGGGCGCGGCGGGGTGATCATGGCTAGTACCGCTTGGGCTCGCGCTCAGGCGCGTCGGGTCCGCCCTGATCGGGCTCGCCGGGAGCGCCGGGGGTGCGGACCCACGCCCACGCGAGCGCCGAGCCGTAGAGCACCGCGACCCACGAGCCGGGCAGGCCCCGCGTCGGGAACCGGGGCACGTAGTCGTCCTCCACCTGCGGCGGCTCGGGCATCAGCACGTAGCCGGTGAACGTGTCGGTCCCGTCCGTGAGCTGCGCGCGGCGGGTCATGTTGAGGTCGGGGACCTCGGGGTGCCCGCCGAGGTCGTCGGGGTCGTCCACGACGGGATAGACCGGGCGCGGCGGGATGGGTAGCGGCTGGCCGGGCCGCTCGGGGAAGCCGGGGAAGATCGGCGGTAGGCCCTGGTCGGGCACGCCTGGCGGCTCGCCGGGTAGACCCTGATCGGGGTAGTCGGGCGGGAAGATCGGCCCGCCGCCGATGCCGGGCGGTAGGCCCTGATCGGGTCGGCGATCCGGCACCCACACACGAACCTTGGTGTATCCCTCGACGTACATGCGGTGATCCTTTCGGTTGGGCCGGTCAGGTGACCGGCGCGCTCCACGTGGTATTCCACGTCTGCGGGCCGACGAGCCCGTCGACGGCGAGGCCCTTTTCGCGCTGGAATTTCTTGCAGACGTCCTCGCTGGCCGGGCCGAATTGCTGATCGACCGAGATCGACCAGCCCCGGTCGCGCATCTTCTGCTGCCACGTCCGCACGTCGGGCACCGTCGAATTGCGCGACCGGCCGAAGTAGTCAACTGACATCTTCGGCGCAGCGCCGCCGCCGGTCTGCGGCGGGCTCGGTGCTGGCCCCGATGCGCCGCCCGCTATCTCGATGATCCGATCCATCGGGAAGCCGTTGCCGCAGTCGGTATGGTTGCCGCCCCCGGCGCCGAAATTCTTATGCTCACAGAACCCGCGCCCCGACCCTTGCGCCGACGACGACGATAGCTGGGTGCGCGGGATATTGAACTGCCGCGCCAGCTCGCCCGCGAGCCGACCGGCGGCGGTGAGCATCGCGCCTTTGGATAGCCACGTCGAGCGCGACCAGCCCGACGCCGCGCCGCCGGGGGTGCAGAATGCAATCGAGATCGCCGCGCCGTTGTAATTGGCCTGCGCCCACGCGCGGTCACCGTCGCGGACGAAATTCGCCGCCCAGTTCTCGCCGTGGCTCATGTCGACGGCGAAGTGATACGACACTTTGCTGCTCGGGTTGGTCAGCCAGTTTCGCAGCGACTCGGCCGTCGTGCTGCCCTCGGTCGTGTGAAACGCGATCACGCGGCGGCTGTTGCCCCCGCCGCTGTAATGCTGGCTCGGCCACCACGCCCTAGTTACCGCCATCAGAACGGCACCTCCTGCTCTGGCTCGTCGTCGCCCGCGTCGTCGGGGGCGCCCTCGTGCTCTAGGTCGCCGACCTGATCGGCCTCGGGTAGCTCGAGGTCGTCGGGGGGCACGGTCTCCAGCTCGACGTCGCCCGCGTCGAGCTCCGCTCCGGTGTAGGTCTCGCCGGGCGTGATCCGGCGGCGGTGCTTGCCTGGCCTGATGGGCACGAGTGTCTCCCCTCGGGGTGGAATTTGGCGGTCCTCACGCTACGCCGCGCCGAAGATCGTCGGGCGTCGCATCAGCGCGTCATAGACGCGGCTGGCCTGCATCGGCGCGGCGACGTAGCGGGACAGCCGCGAGCCCTGGAAGGTCGCCGACGCGGCGTTGTCGAGCGTGCCCCCCCATCGCGCGGTGAGGCCGAGCGTGAGATCAGCGCCCGCTATGAGGGTTTCGGGCTCGACGCTGCTCACCGCCCCAGCGGACATATTGCCGCCCGACCAGCCGGGATGGGTCGGCCGTGGCGAGCACAGCGCCTCCGTCCAGACCATCACCGACGTTGGCGTGTTGACCTGCACGAACTGTCGCAGCGCGACCCCGAACGGCACGTTGGTCTGCCCGCCCGACAGGTTCGTCAGCCGCAGGTCGATGTACCGAAGCACCATCGAGGCATTGAACCGCCCGTGAACGACGAGTATCCGCTGATCGCTCGTCGCGCCCCAGCCGCCGAATCCGGCGGTGTGAATCTCGAACCAACTGCCGGGGATGAGCTGCGCGGCGGGGATCACCCACGCGCGGGTAACCATCGTCGGGGTGGTCTGGTTGCCGGGCAGCACGACCGGGCCAGCGTCGGACAGGAACGAGGCGTTGAGCGTGCCGGGCGGGCCGTCCGCGCCGGGCGGTCCCTGCGGCCCCTGCTCGCCCTGCTCGCCGCGCTCGCCCTGCGGACCTCGGACGAGCCCGACGTTTAGCCACGCCTCGCCGTTCGGCGACGAGCTGCTCGTGACCCACACCCACAGGTCGCCGGTCGGGTCGTAGACCAGCGCCCACCCGCGCTCTAGCTGAACCGGCGCGGCGGGCCGGCCGTCGCCGTCCCATCCGGCGGGGATCAGCCCGCTATCGGGCAAGTCGGCGGGCGTGCGCTCCTGGCCGAACGAGCCGACGACGATCGTCGCGACGCCCTCCTCGCCGCGCGGTCCCTCGGGGCCGGTCGGACCGGCCGGGCCTAGCGGACCCTCGGGGCCGGGGTCGCCGCGATCGCCGGTCGGGCCAGCCGGACCCTGCGCGCCCTCGTAGCCGGGCGGTCCCTGCTCGCCTGCCGGGCCGGGCGCTCCCTCGGGGCCTGCCTCGCCCTGCGGGCCGGGGGGTCCGCCGGGCTCGCCGGGCGGTCCCTGCGGGCCGGGTAGCCCCTGCGGGCCGGGGGGACCGGGCGGGCCGGGCTCGCCGGGCGGGTAGTCCTGGGGGCGCGGCAGCAGCGTCATGTCGGCGATCTCGGTCGCGCCCGCCGGGACCTCGATCGTGGCCAGCAGCACGCCGAGCGGGGTATCGCCCGCCGGGCGAACGTTGAGCCGGAACGTCGCGGCCTCGGGGTCGAGCACCTCGGCCCACAGCTCGTCGGTGCGATCGACTGCGCCGCCCAGCTCGGCGGCGACGTCGATGCCCAGCGGCGAGGCCAGCACCGCGACCGTCTCGTCGCCGCAGTCGGCGATCGCGAGCCAGCCCGCGTCGACGGAGAAGTGCAGGCCGACGCCGGGGCTCAGCACGACCGGGGTCACGACGCCGGTCGCGCGGCCCGATAGCGCGGTGATCACCTGGCGGTCGTCCCAGGCGGCATACCTGCCCGACTGGCCCCAGCGCAGCAGCGTCGGCGTCGTCACGATCAGCTCCCGATGTCCTCGACGGTGAACGTCTGGATAAACGGACCCATGTCGGTGTAGCCGCCGGGCCGGATCGACACGTTGGCGGGGACGTTCGTCGGGTGCTTCCAGATCCGGCCGTCGAACACCCGCCACACTGGCGCGTCGTTGAGATTGTGGCGGAACACGTACTCGGCCTGAATCATGGTCGGCACCGTGAAGAACGGCCAGGCGAAGACGTAGCCGCGCCGCAAAATCGAGTTGACCGCAAGCTGCCCTTCGGTGCGCTCGCCGATCGCGACCGCGCCCTCTAGCCTGGTCCCGGCGGGCGGGATCGTGCCGACGAGCGAGCAGCAATGCGCGATGTAGCGCACCCGGTACCACTGGCCCGGCTCCATGAAACACGGCAGGGACTCGACGCCGCGGCCTACCGCAGCGCCCCAGCTCGTCGCGTTGTAATCGTTGAATCCGCCGCCGGTCCCCATGTAGGTCACCGAGAGGGTTCGCCGGTCTATGCGCGCGTCGACGGGCACGAGCTGCATTCCCGAGGCCAGGTTCGTGCCAGCGGGAACGAGGACGTTGACCAGCGGCAGGCCGCTGCGCCCCGCCGACTGCGCGAGCGTCATCACGGACAGCTCGAATGTGCCCTCGTCCGGGTTGGTCGAGCACCAGATGACATCATTGCGCGGGGGGCCGCTCGCCGGGCCGGGGTTGGCCTGCACGATCATGTCCTCGCGGCTGCCGACGACGGCGCTCGTCAGGTCGTCACAGCTCGCGGTGCCGACCCACCCCGCGCGGACGACGATCTGTAGCCCGGTGCCCGCGACCGCCGAGACCGGCCGGACCAGCCCGAGCCGCCCCCCGGTCACGGCGGTCACAACAGCACGATCGTCCACCGCGTCGTAGTTCGCGGCCTGGCCGTAGGCCAGCTTCCCGGTCGGGTTCGGTGTGGTCATTCGATGCTCCTCGGCACGTTCGGGACGTTGAGCCCGCCGCCACGGAACAGGGCCTCGGTCGTCCGGTTGATCCGGGTGAATGCCCCGGCGACGGTCTCGCGGGGGCGCTGCGGCGGGTTGACGACGCCGAGCTGCCACGTCGCGATGCCCTCGGCGGCGTTGACCTCGACCTGCTCTAGCCGGGCGGCGAAGACGATCCCCTCGGGGATCAGCGGGGTAACCGCCCGCACGGTCACCGTGTCGCCCGGCCCGTAGGACGTGATCACCGGATACGACTCGGGCGGGCTGCCGCTGATCTGCTGGGCGGGCACAGCGTTGATCGTGGCCTGAGTGCTGGCCCGCTCGACCAGCGTCGGGATCAGGATCGTGCCCGGCCAGTCATCGACGGAATCGAGCCGGGGCAGTCGCGGCTGCGGCCGGTCTACGATCACGACCGGCCGGCGGGTGCCCTCGGGCGCGTCGGCCGGAAGATCGCCGACCGCATACGTGCGGGTGCGGAGCTGATCGGAGTCGAACTGAGCCCGGTAGCTGAGCACCGCGCCGGGCACCGACACGCCGAGCCCCGCCGTGTCGGACCCTACTCGCGGGTAGGCCACCCGCACCGTGCAGACCGGGCGGCCCTGCGGCGTCATCCGGTATTCCGTCCTGAACTCCGGGCCGTTGATCACGCCGCACAGGTTGATCAATAGCTGCCCGCGCGAGCCGCCCTCTAGCGGCTCGTAGTGTCGATCGCGGAGCACCTGTTGTCCCTCGGTGGTCAGCTCGACGCCGACGTCGCGCAGCGGCTCCTCGGCGAGCAGCCGCGCGATATAGAGCTGGTCGTAGTTGCGCCACAGCTCGTCGCGCTCCCATTGCCGCCGGGTCAGATAGCCGGGCAGCTCGATCATCGAAAACTGCACGTGCTCGGACCCGTTCTGGTCGGCGAATCCGGTCGGCACGCCGCACCAATAGGGCTCGCCGTCATACAGCGCCCAGACCCGCCAGCCCCAGAGGGTCAGCATCGTCTCGGTGTCGAGCCCGCACGGCAGGTTCACCGTGAGGTTGCCGTGCCCGAAGGCGCTCACCCGCCGCACGCAATAGAACGAGGAGACGTCGACCATGCCGAGCCGCTGATAGGGCGGGGTCATCGTCTCGGCCCAAAACGTCCATTGGCCGGGCAGGGGCGTCTGAGTCAGCGGCAGCGGCAGCCGGAACGGCGCGGCCTGGCTCACACCCACGCCGACCGCCAGTGCAGAGTTACCGAGCCGCCGCCCGCCGACCGGAGGAACCATCGCGACGTCGAGCCGGGCGGGATCACCATCGGCCGCGAGCCGGGCAGCAGGAAGCTAGCCCGCGACAAGCCGCCCTCAGCCTCAGCGGTCAGCGCGAGCGCCGAGACGAGGATCCGCACCCCGGCGTCGACTGCGGCCAGGCGGATGATGCCGCTGCGGTTGTCGGTCACCGCCGACTCGCTCAGCGGCCCCTCGTAGACCAGATAGACCGGCGCGGCGTAGTTGCCCACGTTTCGCAGCACCGTCGAATTTGGGATGTAGGGCTGCGCGTAAAACCACGTGTACTCGCGCGGGTAGTCCCGGCCCGTCGAGCCTTCGGTGACGTTCGTCAGAATGGCGGTCTCCCACGTGCCCGAGTAGAGCGCGGGGTCGGCGGCGGTGAGCGCGACCTGATAGCGGAACCCGCCCGAGCCGAGCGGGGTGTGCCGGTACAGCTCGGTCCCGGCGCGCACGTCGGCGGTGAGCACCCGCTGTTGGTCGAAGTCGCCGACCGCGAGCAGCACGGGCTCGCGGTTGGCGGCGCGGGCGGCGAGCTGGTCGCGCAGCCTGCCCAGCTCGACGCGCGGCCCGGTGATCGCGCCCGTGATCACGATCGTCCGCTGCCGCAGCACCTTCGGACCCCACGCCGCGCCGTCGCTGATCACCCGCGAGACGTCGTTACCGTCGAGCGGCGGCGAGTCGAGCCAGCCCGTGATGTTCTCCACGACCAGGCACGTGCCGTTGGCCTGGTCGCCGCTGTTGAGCCAGAGGTTGTCCCACACGACCGGAATCGGCTCGCGCGCTGGCGGCGGCCCTTCGGTGGTGTACGCCCAATCGAACTCGCGCTCGTAGCCACGGGTCGGCACCGTGAGCGGCATCGGCGTTCCCGTCGTCATGCGACACCCCCGGCCATCGCCCACGCCAGCTCGCGCGAGACCATCGCGGCGATCTCCTGCTCGTCCTGGCCGGCCTGCGGGTACACGTTGATCGTCGCGCCGCCCGCCCCGCCCATGCCCGCGATCGACGGACCGGCCCCGGCCAGCGGCGAGCCGCCGATCGTCGCGTGCCCGAGGTCGATTTGCTTCGCCCCGGCGAGCCCATCTTCCAGCCCGCCTACCATGTCCTCGCCGAGCCCGGCCATCAGCCGCGAGTGCGACCCGATGCCGAAAAAGCCCTTGATCGTGCCGAGGATCGGGCCGCACACGTTGTCCTTGACCCAGTTGCCCAGCTCGCGCGCCTTTTCGAGCCCGACCTTGAGGCCCTCGATAACCTCGGCGCCGAACGTGATCGTAATCGAGCTGGGCGAGCCGATGCCGAGCCCGCTCTTGAGCCAGCCGACCACGGGGCCGGTGACATTCGAGCTGATCCAGCCGCCGAGGTTCTTAGCCGCCTCCAGCCCGCGCCGCAGGCCCTCGACTAGATCGCCGCCGACCGTGATCGTGATCGTGCTCGGCGAGTGCGTGCCGAACCCCGACTTGATAAAGCCGGTCACCGGACCCGTGACGTTTGAGCCGATCCAGCCGCCGAGCCCCTTCGCGGCCGAGAGCCCCGACTTGAGCCCGTCGACCATAGCAGAGCCCGCCGACTTGGCCGCGCCGACCATTGAGGAGAACCCCGACGAGACGACGCCCTGAATCTGGCTCATGGTCGAGCTGATCGTCTCGCGCATCGCCGACCAGCCCTCGCGCACTGATCCGACGACTGCGGACGTCGCCGACGACACGACCGAGACGAGCCCGGAAAAGGCCGCGGTGACCGCGCCGCCCAGCAATCCGGCCACCGCGCCCGCCGCCTGGCCGAGCGCGCCGAAGGCGGGTATCAGGCCGGGCGAGCCGCCGACGATCCAGTGCCACAGCTTGGACACGATGCCGATCAGGAACTCTAGGGCCTGGCCCAGCAGCTTGATCGGGTTGAGCACCGACGTTATCGCCGAGACCCAGGTGAGCAGCTTTATGGCCACCTCAGCTATCGGGACGATGACCTTGATCGTGACCTCAAGCACGAACCCGATGGCCTTGATCAGCCCGAGGATCAGCGGCAGCACGCCGTCGATCGCTGAGCCCGTCTCGCCGAGCCCGCCCGCGACGTTCTGGCCGAACAGCTCGCCGAGCGGTTTCAACAGCTTGGACAGCTCCTTGATCACCGGAGCGAGGGCGTCGCCGATGGCCCCGACGATCTTCCACAGCGCAGCCAGAACGGGCTGTATGGCCTCCCATAGCGATTTGAGGATGGGCATCAGGAAGTCGAGCAGCCCGCGCCCCAGCGCGAACACCGCCTCGCGGAAATCCTTGCTGGCGATCATCAGCGCCGCGAACGCGCCGACCGCTGCGGTGACGGGCAGCGCGAGCCCGCCGAGCGCAGCGCCGACCCCGCCGACTGGCCCGATCGTCCCGGCCAGCGAGGGGATCAGTTGACCGAGGGCGGCTTTGCCGATCGACCCGAACCCGCCCGCGACGAGCTTCGCCGGGCCGAGCAGGTTCGTCAGCAGCCCGCCGAGCACCGGAATCTGCGAGAGGATGCCGGGCGCGACGAGCGCGGTAAGCGCAGCCGCGCCGGCCAGGATCGCGGGGCCGAACCGCTTAATGATCTCGGTGATGCGCTCGACCTGCTCGGGGCGCAGGTTCTCGATCCACTTCGCCCAGTGCTGGATTATGCCGGCCAGGGGCGCGACGAGCTTACCCACGGCGACGCCGATCGCGTCGAATATGGGCGCGAGCGCGCCGCCGGGCGCGACCGCCGCCGATAGCGACTTGGCGAAGTCGTAGAACTGCACGATGATCGGGCCGAACGCCTGCACGAGCCCCTGCCCGACGCTCAGCTTTATGTCGTCAATCAGCCGGGGGAAACTGCGCAGCACCTTGCCCGGCTCGGTCATGGCCTCGGCGTAGGCCCCGGCTACGGTCTTGCCCGATTCAAGGACCGCGTTGAGCACCGCCTGCGAGCGCTCGGCGTCGGTCAGCTCCTTGGTGGATTTGCCGAGCGACTTCGCGTACTTGTCGACCGCCTGGCCCGCCTGCACGTTGAGCCCGGCATTGCGGAGCACCTGTGAATTTTGGGTCGTGATGCCATGCACGAGATCGCCGAGGACTTCGGTCGAGTTACGCCCCGAGATCACCGCCGCGTCCTGGGCGACGCGGGCGAGGTCCGTCGACTTGCCGAGGTCGAGCTGATTCCGCGCGAACTGCGCGACGAGCTGCTGAGCGGTCCCGGCCTCGATGCCCTGCTTACGGATCGCCGAGACCGCCTTTTGCATCTCCGCTTCGCTGAGGCCGTTCGCCTTGGCCAGTGCGCGCAGGCTCGCGTCCATCTCGCCGACACGTGCCGCCGTCTTGAATGCCTCGACCCCGAACCCCGCCGCCGCCACGGTCGCGCCCGCGATGCCCGTCGCGACGCTCTTACCGACCGCAGCGCCGAGCCCGCCGACCGCGCGCAGCCCCGCCGACATAGAGCTGCTGATCTGGCCCGCCGCGTCATTGCCCGCCGACGTCGCCGCGTTGCGGATGCTCACCGCCAGCTCGCGCGTGTCGGCGGTGACGCGGACCTCTAGCCCGCCGTAGCTGTAACTGGCCATCGCCGCGCACCTTCACGCCGGGAATCCCGGCGAGCATCTTCGCGGCGTCGGCCCACGAGCCCGCCTTAGCCCCCTCATTTCCGGTGCCGTTTCGAGAACCCTGCGGCGGCGCGCCCAGCTCAGCGCGTCGTCCGGGGCGCGGCATCGGGCGGGGCTTCGGCGCGTTCTTGGCCCCGTGCGCCTTGAGCGTGACCCACGTCAGGGCGGCTACGTGGTCGATCAGCAACGCGAGCAGCTCGGCCTCAGTGCTCCATTGCTCGCCGAACCGGCGGGCGTCGGGGGGCAGCCTGTCGAGCAGCACCGCGATCCGCCGTGCAGACGTACGCGGGTCGAGCACGTCGACCCCGTACACCTGGAGCATTACCGCCTCGACGTCCGGGTCGAACCGCGCGGCTTGGGCCGTGGCAAATTTGGGAGGCTCATTCCGCTCTGCTTGGCGATCTCGCCGAATAGCACGTTTAGCTCGCCGAGCTTGAGCCCATCGGCGCACATGCCGTCGAACGCCTCGGCGCCGATCAGGTCGGACAGCGCGCCCTCTAGGTCCCCGGCGACGAGTGCGCGCAGCGACGAGATCGGCCAGGCGGTCGACGGGGGGACCTCGTAGCTCTGGCCGTGGTAGGTGAACGCGAACGGTCGCGCGTTGGCCTCGGCAGCCGCAGCGTCAGCCGCAGCCCCGAGATCGAACGTCGCTAGCCCGTTGGCGTCCGGGCTGGCGGTCACGCCGCCTTGTCAGCGGAGGCACGAGCGCGCCGCGCGGACGGGTCCTCGGCCGGGCCGAGCAGGATCGTCGCGAGGTCGCCCGCGTCGTCCAGCGCCGACAGGGTGCAGTCGAGCGGCACCGTCGCGCCGCGCGTGATCTGCATATCGCCCGCGTCGGACAGCGACGCGCGGCCGAACACGATGCGCAGCACCCGCTCGGCGTCGCGGCTGTCGATGCCGACCGCGTAGAGGTGCTGCGGCGTGTCGCTGCGCAGTTTCATTTCGAGCAGCCCGTCGCTGTCCTCGGCGGCGGGGTCGGCGTCGAAGTAGAGCGCGATCGTGTCGCCGTTGAGCTGCCAGAGCACAAACTGCAAGGTCACCGCGCGGCCGGTGACAACCGACCGGATCGGCACGACCGACTGCCACGGGGTGAGGTCTTCCTGATCGACGCTCTGGCCCACGGTCGGCCCGTCGTCGCTGAGGTAGCCGAGCACCTTCCACGGGGCTTCCCATTCGTCCCAGGTGTTCTCGGGCGCTTCGGTGCCCGCAGGGGCGAGATAGATACCGGGGCCGTTGGCGGTGCCGACCTGCACTTCGGACGGGTCGAGTACGCCGGTAGCTGGCGGGGCTGGGGGCATGGCGGGTTTTCCTTCCTACGGTGCCTCAGCAGGCGCGGGCGCGGCGCTTCGGCGGGGATGGACACGGATTTCGTACCGCGCCGTGTATCGCGGTCGGCCGTCGTCGTCGGGAAGCCAGAATGGCCCCTCGACGGGCTGCACGTAACAGACGGTGCCCTCGGGCCAGTCGACGTCGGGGAGCGCGACGATTGTCTGCCGCACCGTCTCGGCGAGCGCTCGCGCGCCCTCCTTGCGGTTGTGCCGCGCGTCGATCTGGATGAAATGCGCCATGATCCAGCCGGGCCAGTTCTGGGTCGCGGCGTAGCTAAACGACGTGAGATCGCCGAGGGCGCGCAGGTCGCGAATCTGGGCCCACACCCACGCCTCTAGGTCGGGCTGCACGATCACGGGCGCGGCGGTCATCGGTACTTGCCTCGCGCTGCGGCGAGCGACTGCCCGAGGGGCGCGCTGGCCGGCCTGCGGCGGGTGCCGTACTCGACGTAACGCGCCCATTCGGTGTCATTGACGACGAGCGACGTTCCGGGGTCTCGGCCGGGCACGACGCGATAGCCGCCCGCCATCGTGCCCGACCATCGGGGGGTGCGCTGCGCGGCGTCGGCGGCGAGCTGCGCGGCGATCTCCCGTATCTGCGGCGCGACGACCAGGCGGCGCGCCATCGCGTGAGTGACCGTGAACCGCGCCGCGTCAGCCACGAGGGGCCTCCGTCACAGCGCACGACCAGCAGGAGAGAAACCCCGCGAGGTCGGTCGGGTCGGTGATGAACCGCACGAGCGAGAGCACCCACACCTGCCCGCGCACGACTGCGGTCATGCCGTCGAGCGGGTCAGCGCCCGGCGGCAGGAACAGGTTTCCGGCGGCGACCCGGTTCGGGTCGTGCGGTCCGCGGCCGCCGCCGCTCTCGGCTCGCGGATCGCTCGTGCCCTGGTAGAGCTGGAGATTCCCGACGCCCGACCACACGGGGCGGCTGCTCGTCGCGTCGTCGGGGGGCACGCGCCAGCCGTGCGCGTCCAGCTCGCCCGGCAGGTAGAGCGCTACCGCGTCGCTCGCCAGCAGCACCGTCACGACTCGCCGCCGATCTCGGCTGGCCACCAGTCGGCGTCGATCGGCAGCTCGGGCAGCTCGACGGGCGCGACGCGCAGCGGGACCGACACGAGCTGGTCGAGGAACGAGCGGTGCCAGTTGGCGCGGCTGATCGCGAGGCCGTATTCGCCGACCGGCCCCGATGGGCTGTAGCTCACCGACTGCGCGCCGGTCTGCACGAGCGACACGGCGGGCGTCGGCGGCAGCGTCGCCGCGTAGTGCTCCCACTGGAGCGCGGCGCACAGGTGCGGCTCGTCGTCCCAGCAGGCGTCGGCGATCGCTTGGGCCTCGTCTCGGGGCAGCCCGCCAGTCGTGGGCGGCGCTAGGGGCGGTGCCCACGCTTCCCACGACGGCGGGCTGATCGACGTCATGCGGCTACTTCGCCGGGGCCTTGGCGCGAGAGCTGCCGCTGTCCTCAAGCGGCGCGGCGGGCGGCCGGACCATCTGCGAGAGCCGGGCCTTGGCGAACGGGGTCGCGCCGCCGGGCACGCGCGGGGTCACGGGCTTGATGATCGTGCACCCGAAGCGAGCCCAAATCTTGCACGGCGTCACGTTGTCTTGGAAGCCCGAGACCTCGACCTGGCCGTTGGCCGGGTTCACGATCACGCCCGAGGGGTCGAACCGGAACCGGATGTCCTGGCGAACGCCGATCACGAGATACTGCCACGCGCCGGTAATGAACTCGGCGACGGCGAGCGACGCGAGGGGATAGCCGCTGTAGGCCACCGGCACCCCGTAGATGGTCGGCCGCTGGACCTGGCCGACCTGCTCAGTGCCGAGCAAGAGCGAGCCGTTAGCGTCGCGCACGCCCCGGAACTGGCCCTTGGTGCCGATGTCGGCCGAGTGGCCGGTGACCGCGAGCCCTTGCGTCTCGACCATGCTCATTGCCTGGTTAACGCCGTCTACCGCGTCGACGGCCCCGGCCGGATCGACCGTGCCCGAAAAGGCGGCGGCGGTGACCCCGCCGACCGGGAATGTGAGCGGGATTCCCGGCCCGCCGAATAGCACCGTCTGGTCGAGCCGGACCGCGATCGCTTCGGCCATCCTGGGCCTGCACCAGTTCCACAGGTTGATCGTGTTGTCCTCGAGGTACTGATCGGGGATGGCCACGACGGCGGCGATCTCCTCGGCCGTGACGACCTGCGGGGCGAGCCGCATCGACGTGTATTGCTTGCGGCCCGCGCCGCCCGGCGGCAGGTTCGCGCCCGTGATCCATTCGGCGGTGGGCAGCGTCGCGGGCACGGGCAGCTCGCTAATCCGGGTGCCCATGGGCAAGAGCTGCGCGAGCTGGAGCACCGCAGACTGCGCGGTGGCCTCCTCGATGATCTGCTGGCTGTACTCGTGGGGGATGATGCCGGAAAAATCGGACAGGGGCATGGCGCGGCCTTTCGTGGCAGGAAGGGATCGCGCCGCTTTGTGCGCCACCTGGCCGCGCTGCATCACGCTCGCGCGGGGGCCTCGGACTCGCCGAGTGAAGCGCCCCGGATTCGGCTACCGGCTGCCGTCGCATCACGCCCACGGCAACGGGGCCAGCATAACCGCACGATGCGCAGCGCGTGAAGCGCCCGGCACAGCCGCGAGCAGTAGACCGAGCCGGGCCGGGGCGGGCGCACGAGACAGGTCAGGCACACGATGTCGGGCTCGTCGTCGTCGTCGCCTTCGCGCCAGAGGGTCACGCTACAGGCTACGGTCTAGCCCCGATTGTGGATGCTGCGAAGCTGATCGCCCATCCAGTCGCCGCCGTTCGGGCTCGGCTGGCGGGGGCCTGCCGGGATGTGGCCGGGCGGCGGGGGCACGACGGCGAGCTGCGCGACGACGGCGGCGATCGCGGCCTTATCGGGCGCGCCGTCCTTGACGAGCTTGCCGAGGTCGAGCACGGCCAGCGCGGCGTCGGGGTTCGTGATCTTCCCGGCGGCCTGGGCGCGGAACTCGGCGGCGGCCAGGGCGCGGGCGTGCTCGGCGGCGGCTTCGGCTTTGCCCTCGGCCTTGGCGGTGGCGATCGCCTGCTCTTGCTCGGTCATGCCCTCGCGGGTCAGCTTGTCGAGCTTGGCTTCGGCTGCCTTGCGTTGCTTGCGCTCGTCGTCCAGCACGGCGCGCAGCTTGGTCAGCTCGTCGTCGGCGGGCGGGGCCGGGGGCGTCGGCGGGGTCGGCGGCGCGGGGGGCTGGCCAGTCGGCGGCGCGGGCGGGGTCGGGGCGGGCGGTGCGGGGGGCGCCGGTGGGCTCGGGGGTGTCGTCATCGCGTCGATCCAATCTCGGGCTGCGCCGTGCATTGGCAATGCCCGTGGGCGGGGAATCCGGCGCGGGCGCTTGTGAAGCCCCGCGCGGCCAGCTCGGCGCAGAATGAGCACGCGCCGGGGCGGGTGCTGCGCCGTACCCGGCCGGTCAGCCTGCGATCGTGCCGGGCGTTAAACGTCGTCGTCGCGTTCGCTGCGCGGTAGGGCTCGGACGCGGCGAGACGTCCCAGCCATCCGGCGGTGGCTGCCGCGGCCTCCTCGCGGCTCGCCCCGGCGGTGAATCTCGCCCACCAGACGCGCGGCGCGAGGCCGGTCAGCTCGGCGAGGGGACCGCCCGCCGCAGAGCTGCCGATCAGGCCGGCGGGGATCACGAACGGCGCGACACGAGCGAGCGGCGAGCGGGTCGACTGCGCGGTGAGCGCGGCGAGCCATCGCGTCGTCTCCTCGGCGGCGAACGCCTGCGCGCCGCCGATCCACGGCGCGGCCATCTCGCCGACACGCGCGGCCGACCACAGCGGGCGCGTCGGGTCGTAGAGCACGAGCCACGCGACGAGCAGCCGAGCGAGCAGCCCGCTAGTCGACCCGGCGAGCCGGGCGCGGTAGTGCTCGGTCAGCGTCACGTGCCCGCGCCCTGGCCCCCGGCCGCGCCGAGCAGCCGCGCATAGGCGGCGTCTGGAGCTCCAAACGCGGCGGCGGCGCTCGCGGCGGTCGCGGCCTGCTCGGCGGCGGCGAGCTGCTCCCAGCGCTCGACCTCTTGCGGGCTCGCGCCGTAGCGCTCCCAGAGCACGCGGCGCGGCACGCCGAGCGTGGCCATCTTGACAAGCGAGTCGGTGAGCTGGCCGATAGAGCGGGTCTCGAAGTCGCGCCAGAGCACCTCTGCGGCGGTGTCCTCGGCGGCGGGGTTCCCGGTGATCCGCAGCGCGACCCTGATCGTGTCCTCCCACGCCTCGCCGATGAACAGCGCCCGGTCTGAGACCTTCGCGACGAGCCCCGCCTCAGCGGCCTTGATCGCGTCGGCGCTCAGGTTGACCAGCGCGCCCGTGAGGTAGTGCGCCGGGGTCTGAGTGATCGCGGCCATCTGCCCGACGTCCTGCTCGACGGCTGACAGGTAGCCGCCTAGCGTGCTCTCGGGGATCGCGCCGAACCGGCCGGCCGGGTTCTCGTTCGTCAGCAGCCGATTGACCCCGATGTCATAGGGGCGAACGGCTTTCGTGGTCTGCTGGCCG